GTTGACGGGTGAGCGTTTGCGGTTTGTGGCCCGGTCTACGGGTTCGGGTCGTGGGTTCACGGGTGACCGGATCATTCTTGATGAGGCGTACAAGCTGCCTGAGGCGGCGTTGGGTGCGTTGATGCCTGTTCTCAGCTCTCGTCCGAATCCGCAGATTGTGTATACGTCGAGTGCGGGTCACGCGGATTCAAGTGTGTTGCGTGCGATCCGTGATCGTGCGGTGAAGGGCGACGACCCGCATTTGTGCTATCTGGAGTGGTCGGCTGAGCCTGCGGCTGATCCTTCGGATCCTCATGCGTGGGCGCAGGCGAATCCTGCGCTCGGTATCCGTATCTCGGTTGAGCATGTGGAGCGGGAGTTCGCGGCGATGCCTGAGGGCGAGTTCGCCCGTGAGCGGCTCGGCATTTGGGATGAGCCGCAGGGCGGTGATTCCGCGCTGGGGATCGAGTTGTGGTCGTCGCTGTATGACGGTGCGTCTCGCCCGTTGGATCCGGTGGCGTTCGCGTTGGATGTGTCGCCGGATGGGTCGGCGTCGATTGCGGTCGCGGGTGGCCGGTCGGATGGGTTTACGCACGTCGAGGTGGTGGAGAACCGTCCTGGCACCCGGTGGGTGATTGACCGGCTGGTGGAGTTGAACCGGCGGTGGCAGCCGTCGTGTGTGGTGCTTGATGTTGGTTCGCCGGCGGGTGCGTTGCTGCCTGATCTTGAGCGGGCCGGTTTGAATCTGACGAAGGTGTCGGGCCGGGAGATGGCTCAGGCGTCGGTTGCGTTGGCCGCTGCGGTCTCGGATGAGACGGTGCGGCATCTTGACCAGGCTCCGTTGAATGCGGCTGTCGCTGCGGCGAAGAAGCGCATGATCGGCGACCTGTGGGCGTTCGGTCGCCGTGGCTCGTTTGTTGATATCTCGCCGCTTGTCGCGTGTGCGCTGGCGGCTTGGGGTTACGCGCAGCACATCGGGCGCGCCCCGCAAATCGTTGACCCGTGGAGCTTGGAGGACGAATGAGGCGTTTCATGCCGTCTCGCTCCGTGGTGACGACTGTCGTGGAGATTGCGGGCGCGGGTTCTGTGGTTGCGGGCGCGTTTGTCATCTTCGGTCTTGGTGTGGGGCTGTGCGTGCTTGGGGTGGCGCTGATCGGTCTCGGATATTTGGGCGGTGCTGAGTGAGTCTGATTCGTCGCGGGGTTGAGTCCCGTGCAGCCGCCGGGACGTTCATCCAGTCCCATAATCCGATCAACACCCTGTATGGGTCTTATGGCTTGTTTTCGTCGGCGGGTGAGCGTGTCGATGAGGTGACGGCGCTCGGTATCTCGTCGGTGTTGTCGTGTGTGACGCTGCTTGCTGACGCGGTGTCGTCGATGTCTCTGACGGCTTCGCGGACCCTGCCGGACGGCACTGAGGTGGCGGTGCCGCTGCCTTCGGTCCTCGCCGATCCCGACCCGGGCGTGTCCAATACGGTTGAGCTGCTGTCTCAGGCGATGGTGTCGTTGACGCTGCACGGCAACTTCTACGGCCTGTTGACGTTGGGCCGTGACGGGTTCACGCCGGTCGGCATCACTCCGCTCCACCCGTACCAGATGAACGTCATGTCGAACCGTGACGGTTCGGGTCGCCGCTACCTGCATTTGGGCGAGGAGATCCCGAACGAGCAGATGATGCACATTCGGGCGTACAGTTCGCCGCAGTCCCTTGTGGGCATCTCGCCTCTGTTGCAGCAGCGCACGATGATGGGTCTCGCCCTGGCGATGGACCGCTATCTCGCGCAGTGGTACGGCGATGGTGCGGTGCCGGGGTCGGTGCTGGAGTCCGACAAGCCGGTCACGTCCGAGCAGGCACGACTGCTTCGGGAGACGTGGGAGGGCGCGCAGCGGAAGAACCGGCGTCCGGCGATCCTGTCGGATGGTTTGAAGTGGAAGCCGATCAACGTTTCCGCTGTGGATATGGAGTTCACGGCGACCCGCAATGAGATCGTCGTCGCGGAGATCGCCCGAATCTTCCGCATCCCGCCGCACCTGTTGAACGTGAAGTCGAATGCGTCGGATTACGCGAACGTGGAGCAGTCCTCGATCAACTTCCTGACGTACACGCTGCGCCCGTGGCTGGTCCGGCTTGAGAAGGCGTTCAGTCAGCGGCTCGTGCTTGATCCCGACGTGAACGTCCGGTTCGACCCGTCGAGCCTGCTGCGTCTGGATGCGTTGACGAAGGCCCGTGTGCAGTTGACGCAGATCCAGTCGGGCACGCGGACCCCGAATGAGGCCCGCGCTCTGGACGGCCTGCCCCCGTACCCAGGCGGCGATCAGTTCTTCATGGCGTTGGCGGGTGCCCCGATCACCGGGGACACCCCGCCGATTGGCGAAGCGAATGGCTGAGACGTTCCGGCCCCCGAAGGCTGTTCTCGCCGAGTTTGACCTCCCTGCATCCCTCACGGCTTCCGAGGTTGTCGCGTTGCGCGATCACGGCGGCGAAACCGGCGCGTGGGCGCAGCAGGTTGCTGCGTCGCTTGAGACCCGCGCCGCAACAATCAAGGAGACCCTCATGGGATCGCTGGCAGAGAAGCGCGCCGAGGGCGCGGACATTCCCCTCGCGGACGCGCTCGGCTACCTGTTGAACGAGGTGTTCGAGTTCTATGCGGCGGCACATCGGGCGCATTGGAATGTCGTCGGCTCGGGTGCTGACTTCCAGGCGTTCCACGACCTGTTCGGGGAGATCACGGGTGACGTGTACGGGTCGGTGGATCCGATTGCGGAGAACATCCGCAAGCTCGGGTCGCTGGCTCCGTGCCTGCATGTGGCCCCCGAGGGCGATTCCCGCATGACCGCGCCGGGTGATCTTGCGGCGATGCTGCTGGATGAGAACGAGGAGGTCATCGCGTCGATTCGGGCGGGTTTCGATATTGCGACGGCTGCGGGCCAGCAGGGCATCGCGAACTTCCTCGCCGAGCGGCAGGACGCGCACGCGAAGTGGTCGTGGCAGCTGCGTTCCTCGCTCGGCATTGCCGAGGTGGGCGAGCCTCTCTCCGATGAGGTCGCGCAGCCGGACATGGTTGAGGAGGATCCGACGACCTACAGCGCCGACCCCGAGGTCGAGGCGCGGCGCTCGCTGATCGCCGATGCAGAGAAGCGCACGATCACGACTGAGGTGCGGGCCGAGGCTGGCGTTGACGGCGGGGTACGCCTTGTCGGCTATGCGGCGACGTTCGACCGCGAGGCCGATGGGCTGCCGTTCCGCGAGGTCATCAAGCCGGGGGCGTTCAAGCGGTCGCTCGACAAGGGCGACGACGTGTTCCTCCTCGTCAACCACGACACCGACCAGCTGCCGCTGGCACGCCGCAGCGCGGGCACGCTTGCACTGTCGGAGGACGGGAATGGCCTGCTTATTGAGGCGGACCTCGATCCGAAGAACCCGCGTGCCGCTGAGCTTGCGTCGGCGCTGGAGCGCGGCGACGTGGACAAGATGAGCTTCGCGTTCACCGTGGCCCCTGAGGGTTCGACGCGGACGAAGGACGGGCTGCGGGAGCTGCGCGACCTGAACCTGTACGAGGTCTCCGTCGTCACCTGGCCCGCGTACTCGGACACAACGGTCGGCTTGCGTGGCGCTGAGTCCGACGACCTTGAGGCCCGCCGCCGCCTGCTCGCGGCGAAGTTCCGGCATTACAGCCTCACCCACTAGACCACTCGCCTTCCGCGAGTTTGCCCCCGGCGCATCGGCCCCGGCGGTTCTTTCACCCATCTCTTTAGGAGTTTCGCTATGGGCAAGATGCTCAATGCGCTCAAGGAGCAGCGTGCGGCAGCAGCCGCCGAGGCGTCCGCACTCCTCGACGGTGAGCCGACTTCGGAGGCTCTGGAGACCGTTGAGGCGCGTCACGCCGAGATCGCTTCGCTCGATGAGCAGATCAAGACTGTTGAGGACACCGAGGCTCGCGCTGCGGTGATCGCCGAGACCAAGGTTGAGGCTGGTGTCGGCTACGTCAAGTCGGAGCCGCTGACCTACTCGGAGAACGGCCAGCGCTCGTTCGTGCGCGACATGATCAACGCTCAGGTCCGCAATGACCGTGGCGCGTGGGATGCGCTGTACCGCCACATGGACGAGGTTCGTGTGGAGTCCCGCGATATCAGCCGCACCGACGGCTCTGGAGGAGAGTTCACCCCGCCATTGTGGTTGGTCGATATGTACGCCAAGACGCTGCGTCCTGGCCGTACCACCGCTGATCGCCTCACCAAGCTCGCGCTGCCGCAGGGCACCGACTCGGTGTCGATCCCGCGTATCACGACTGGTACGGATGTTGCGGTGCAGTCTGCCGACAATGCCGCGACCACCACGCAGGACATGGTGACCACCTCGGTCACCGCGCCCGTCCGCACCATCTCGGGCTACGAGAACGTGGCGATCCAGCTCGTCGAGCAGTCCCCGCTTGCCGGTGGCCTCGACCGCATGATCTTCACCGACCTCATGGCCGCGTATGACTACAAGCTCAACGCTTCGGTCATCAGCGGCGTCGGCACCGCCGGCGACATGCTCGGCCTGCTCAACACGGTCGGCATCGGCACCGTCACCTACACGACGGGCACCGTTACCGCTGCCGGGTTCCAGACTGCGTTCTCGCAGGCGCTCAGCACCATCGCGAAGGCCCGTTACGACGGTGCTGAGGCGTTCGTGCTGCACCCGTCGATCTGGTACGGCCTTGTCGGCCTGTCCGACACCGCCGGTCGCCCGATTGTCGTGCCTTCGGCGAACGGCCCGTGGAACGCGGTGGGCGTCAATGACGGCCCGGGCGCTGCTCAGGGTCTGGTCGGCACGATCCTCGGTGTTCCGGCGTTCCTCGATGCGGCGATCCCGCTCACGTCGTCGGCGTACCCGGTGATCGCGGCGAAGTTCTCCGACTCGGTGCTGATGGAGGGCGGGGTCAAGACCCGTGTCCTGCCGGACGTGCAGTCGGCGAACCTCACCGTGCGCTTCCAGGTGTACGGCTACTGCGCCATGGCGGCCCGCTACCCGGCTTCCATCGCGAAGCTCGTGGGCACCGGTTTCAACCCGCAGTCCGGCTTCTAGTCGGGACTCTGCTGAGTGGGGGCGGGCAACCGCCCCCAC